TACGAAGTCTGAGTTCGGTTCTTATATGTTGCCGGCTTGGTTCCTTGGGAAGTTTCCTGACAAGAAGGTGATGCAGGCGTCGAACACGGGAGAACTTGCCGTTGGATTTGGCCGGAAGGTCCGTAACTTGGTGATGAGTGAGCAGTACCACGAAGTTTTCCCGAGCACGAACATCCGGCAGGACTCTAAGTCTGCTGGCCGTTGGGCTGTGAATGAGGTGGGGGAGTACTTTGCTATCGGCGTTGGGGGAACTATGACTGGCCGGGGAGCTGATTTGGTCATCATTGACGACCCTCACACTGAAGGGGAGGCGACCTTAGCTGCGCATGACCCTTCTATATATGACAAGGCGTACGAGTGGTACACCTCTGGCCCTCGGCAGCGACTTCAGCCTAACGGGTCGATCATTATCATTGCGACGCGCTGGGGCGAGAACGATTTGATTGGCCGAGTCCTCAAGGATGCTGGCGAAAGAGGTAAAGATGACGAGTGGCGGGTGATTGAGTTCCCTGCGATTTTGCCTTCTGGCAATCCTTTATGGCCTGAGTACTGGTCACTGGAGCTACTCGAGGCGCTGAAGGAGGAATTGGCCCCAGCTAAGTGGAATGCTCAGTATCAACAGAGGCCCACTGGCGAAGAAGGTGCTATTGTTAAGCGCGAGTGGTGGCAAGTCTGGGAAAAAGAAGACCCGCCGAAGTGCGAGTTCATTATTCAGGCTTGGGATACGGCTTTTACCAAGAGCGAACGGTCGGATTACTCGGCCTGCACCACTTGGGGCGTCTTTTTTCTGGGTGAAGACCCAAATAACCCGAACATTATCTTGCTGGATGCCTTTCAAAAGCGGATGGAGTTTCCGGAATTGAAGGAAAAAGCCCGTGAGCACTACCTTGAGTGGGAGCCGGATGACTGTATTATTGAAGCCAAGGCCGCAGGAGCCTCTTTGATTCAGGAGTTGAACCAGCAGTCGGACATGTTTGTCAGGGGGTATACCCCAAGTCGGGGGACACGTCAGCAGTCGAACGACAAGATAGCCCGGATGAACTCGGTGTCCCCCATCTTTCAAGGTGGCAAAGTTTGGGCGCCGGATACTCGCTGGGCAAGAGAGTTGATTGACCAGATGGCCTCTTTCCCTAACGCGGCACACGATGACTTGGCTGACACCGCTGTGATGGCCATTACAAGATTTCGACAAGGCGGCTTCTTGAGACTAGAATCCGATGAGCAGGACGAACCTTTGTCCTTCCGGCGTAAAGCCGCGTTTTATTAGGATTAAATATGGCAACGAGCAGCATGGTTTCATCCCTCGCACCAGCCCCAAGTGGCTTGGATTTTTTGGACGTTGTTGAGGATGACACCCCGGCAATAGAGATCATGATTGACAACCCTGATGATGTACAAATTGGCATCGATGGAATGATGATTGACCTGATGCCGGAAGAAGAAAGCATCCCGTTTGATGCCAACTTGGCTGAATACATGGACGAGGGTGAGCTTGAGAAGATGGGCTCTGATTTGGTTGGGGAGGTTGAGTCAGACATATCTTCCCGCAAAGAATGGGTAGAGATGTATGTCAAGGGCCTTGAAGTTCTGGGCATGAAGTATGAAGAGCGAACCGAACCTTGGACGGGAGCCTGCGGGGTTTTTTCTACCCTCCTGACTGAAGCCGCAGTTCGCTTTCAGTCCGAGACCATCATTGAGACATTCCCTGCCCAAGGCCCCGTTAAGACGCAGATCATTGGCGCAATCGACAAACTGAAGGAAGAGGCTGCGGAGCGTGTTCGCACCGACATGAACTTCCAGTTGGTTGACGGAATGCCTGAGTACCGCCCAGAGCATGAGCGCATGCTTTTCAACTTGGGTCTGGCTGGCGCAGCTTTTAAGAAGGTCTACTTTGACCCCAGCTTGGGCCGTCAAACATCAATCTTCTGCCCCGCAGAGGATGTGATCATCCCCTATGGTTCATCTGGCGCTCGTACCGCAGAGCGTGTCACCCATGTGATGCGCAAGACCAAAAATGATTTCCGCAAGCTTCAGGTCGCAGGCTTCTACCGTGATGTTGAGCTGGGTGAGCCAGTCATCATGCACAACGATGTGGAGAAAAAGAAAGCTGAAGAGCAGGGCTACTCCGTCTCTGATGACGACCGCTACCAGTTCCTTGAGATTCAAGTGGACTACGACGTGCCCGGGTACGAGGATGATGATGGCATCGCGCTCCCTTACATCGTGACCATCGACAAAGGCACCAACAAAGTTCTGTCGGTGTATCGAAATTGGAAAGAGGACGACGAGAAGAAACTCAAGCGTCAGCACTTTGTCCAATATGACTACGTGCCCGGATTCGGCGCTTATGGCTTTGGCTACATCCACCTGATTGGCGGCTATGCCCGGGCTGGCACATCTTTGATCCGTCAGTTGGTAGACGCTGGTACGTTGTCCAACCTGCCCGGTGGCTTGAAATCCCGAGGCCTGCGCATTAAGGGTGATGACACCCCAATCGCTCCGGGCGAGTTCCGTGATGTGGACGTTCCTTCCGGCACTGTGCGTGACAACATCATGCCCCTGCCTTACAAAGAGCCAAGCCAAGTTCTGGCTTTATTGTTGGACCGCATTACAGAGGAGGGTCGCCGCCTTGGTTCGATTGCTGATATGAACATCAGCGACATGAGCGCCAACGCCCCGGTTGGCACAACTCTGGCTCTTCTTGAGCGTCAACTCAAGACCATGAGCGCGGTACAGGCCCGGGTTCATTTCTCCATGAAGCAGGAGTTCAAGCTCCTGAAAGAGATTATCCGTAACAACACCCCGGGTGACTACGAGTATGTTCCGAACGGCGGGGACCCAAGAGCTAAGAAAGAAGACTACGACATGGTGGAAGTGATTCCAGTGTCGGACCCCAACAGCTCGACCATGGCCCAACGGATCATGCAGTACCAAGCTGTAATTCAGTTGGCCCAGAGCGCTCCTCAGATTTACGACCTACCGCAGTTGCACCGCCAGATGATTGAAGTCTTGGGTATCCGCAACGCCGACAAGCTTGTACCCATCTCAGATGACATGAAGCCCCGTGATCCAGTTAGCGAAAACATGGCCTTCTTGACAGGCAAACCAACCAAAGCGTTTATCTACCAAGACCACGACGCCCACATTGCCGTTCACTCATCCATGATGCAAGACCCCATGATCATGGGCCAGATGGGACAAAACCCTATGGCCCAGCAGATGCAGGCGTCAATCATGGCCCACATCGCGGAGCACGTTGCATTCCAATACCGCAACCAGATCGAAGAGCGTCTTGGCGCAAGTCTGCCAGCACCCAACGCAGAGTTGCCGGAGCAGGTGGAGGTTCAGTTGGCCAAGCTTGTCGCTCAAGCAGCTCAGCAGCTCACCCAAATTCACCAAGGTGAGGCTGCACAAAAGCAAGCACAGCAACAAGCCCAAGACCCCATCGTGCAGATGCAGCAGCAAGAGTTGCAAATCAAGATGCAGGACGCTCAGACCAAGGCCCAGAAGGTTCAAGGCGACTTGGCTATCAAAGGGCAGGAGTTGCAACTCAAGGCTCAAGAAATGGCAAGCCGTCAAGGTGAAAACCCAGAGATTGCAGCCGCAAAAGCGCAACAAGAAATGATCATGGAGCGCCAGATGCACGAGCAAGAAATGGCTCAGCGTCAGCAAGAGTTTGATCAGAAAATGTCCCAGAAGCAACAGGAAGCATCCGTCAAGATGCAGACCAAGCTACTGGAAAGTTTAAACAAACCGGCTGCTAAATCGCCGGAGAACTAAGAGGAAAAATGGACAACAAAATTTTTGAGATTCTCAACAAGCGGATTGAGGATCAAGTCAAAAGTCATTCAGAGGCTTTGGTATCTGGGCAGTCGAAAGATTACGCCCAATACCGGGAGTTGTGCGGGGTCATCCGAGGTCTCCAGACCGCACAGCGTGAAATTGGCGACCTCGTGCGTAAACTGAAAGACGACAATGACGACTAACTTTGATGTTCAGGCGGTTAATCTGTCTGGCCTACTCAATAAAACTGTTGAGGATAAGGCCACACAGATTCCAAATCCCGCCACTTATCACCTTCTGTGCATGCTTCCAGAAGCCAAAGAAGAGTACGAGGGCGGCTTACTTAAGGCCAGCCAGACAATGCAGTATGAAGAGCTTCTGTCGCCCGTATTATTTGTGGCCAAGATTGGACCGGACGCATTTAAGGATGAGAAGCGCTTTCCGAGTGGCCCAAGCTGCAAGGTTGGTGATTTTATTATTGTGCGCCCAAACACCGGAACGCGAATGAAAATTCACGGAACCGAGTGGCGGATCATCAACGATGATTCTGTTGAAGCGGTCATTGAAGACCCTCGCGGCGTCCAGCGCGTTTAAGGAGAAATCATGGCTGAACTAGACAAAACTGAATTTACATTCCCCGATGAGGCGGAAGATAAAAAATCTCGGGCTGGCTCTAAAGTTGTAGAGACTGAGCCGGAAGTTGAAGTCGTTGACGACACCCCGGAGCAGGACCGTGGCCGAAAGCCCATGGACGAAGCGCCCAAAGATGTCACCGATGAAGAGCTGTCCAAGTACGACGAGAGCGTACGCAAGCGCATTCAACACTTCACCAAGGGCTACCACGAAGAGCGTCGAGCCAAAGAAACTGCAATGCGGGAAAAGGACGAAGCTTTTAGGTTGGCCCAGCAGATTGTTGAAGAAAACAAGCGTCTCAAAGGCTCTCTGAGTACCAACCAGAATGCTTTGCTTGAGCAGGCCAAACGCAGTGTTGCCAATGACATGGAATCGGCACGCCAGAAGTACAAGACTGCATATGAGTCCGGTGATTCTGATGCGCTGGTTTCCGCTCAAGAGGAAATGACTTCGGTCAAGCTCAAGGCAGACAAAATTAACAGCTTCCGACCCGCTCCTTTACAGGAGGAAGAAAATGCTGTACAAACACGACAACAAGTTTATCAAGAACCGCGTGTTGATCCTAAGCTGATTTCTTGGAAAGACGAGAATCAGTGGTTTGGAGAAAACAAGCGAATGACGGCTTACGCTCTTGGCCTTCATGAGGATTTGATAAACGAGGGCATCCCGGCTGGCACTGATGAATACTACAGACGTATCAACAGTGACATTAGGGAGCGTTTTTCGGATCAGTTTGAGTCTGGAAAACAGGCGGATGCGCAAACTCCGTCGAAAACATCAAATAATGTTGCACCGGCAACTCGCAGCACAGCGCCTAAAAAAATCGTGCTGACGAAAACGCAGGTGGATCTCGCTAAGCGGTTGGGACTGACGAATGAGCAGTACGCCCGTGCAGTTGCGGCAGAAATGAGGAAATGAAAATGGCTAAAACAGAACTTGATAACCGCGAGCCTCGTGCTCTGCAAATGCGTGATTCAACCGAGCGTCCAAAAAAATGGATGCCACCCCAGCTTTTGCCCAATCCCTCACCGGAAGAAGGCTACGCTTATCGCTGGATTCGGATTGCCACGCTTGGCAAGGCTGACGCCCTTAACGTTTCTAGCAAATTGCGGGAGGGTTGGGAACCCGTTAAGGCATCGGATCACCCTGAGGTGCGTTTGTTCAGTAGCGGCCAAAACCACTACCCAGACAGCATTGAAGTCGGTGGCTTGTTGCTTTGCAAAACACCTGTGGAGTTTACTGAGCAGCGGAATGCGTATTACGGCCAACAGGCAGATTCGCAGATGCAATCAGTGGACAACGCTTACATGAGAGAAAATGACCCCCGTATGCCGCTCTTCAAAGAGCGTAGTACAAAGGTTACTTTCGGCAAAGGCACTTAACTTTTTTGGAGTCCAAACATGGCTTACCCCACCGTTTCGGCACCCTATGGTCTGCAACCAATCAATCGTATTGATGGCATGCCATACGCAGGTGCAATCCGTCAGATTCCCGTAGCTGCTGGCTTCGGCACCGCCATTTTCGATGGCGATACCGTTGTAATCAACAGCGATGGCTATCTCGTCAAATCCACCACAACCAACTCTGGCGACATCGTTGGCGTGTGCATGGGCGGTCAGTACGTGAACTCGAGCAATCAAACTGTTCAAGGTCAGTTCATCCCCGCTCTGGCATCCACATCCACCAATCTGGCTTACGCCTACGTTGTGGATGATCCAATGGCTTTGTTCAAGGTTGCTATCGTGACCTCTGGCACTACCATGGGCACCGCTGGCCGTACTGTTGTTGGTACCAACCTTGCGCTCGTCCTGAACGCTGGTAACACCACCACCGGTAATTCTGCTTTCGCCGTCACTTTGACTGGCGCTGGCACTACTGCCACCATCCCAATCCGTGTGATCGATGTTGTGCCGGAGACAGCTACTGCCGCCGACACTTACACCGAGCTGTTGGTGAAAATCAACACGCACCAGTACAACAACACCACTGGTGTCTAAGGAGTAAATCATGGCTATTTCACGCGCACAACTGCTGAAAGAACTTCTTCCCGGCTTGAACGCCTTGTTTGGTTTGGAGTACGCTAAGTACGGCGAACAGCACAAGGAAATCTACGAGACCGAGACTTCTGAGCGTAGCTTTGAAGAAGAGGTTAAGTTGTCTGGCTTCTCCGCAGCCCCTGTCAAGAACGAAGGCGCTGCCATCGCTTATGACAACGCTCAGGAAGCCTTCACAGCTCGATATACCCACGAAACCATCGCTTTGGGCTTCTCCATCACTGAAGAAGCTGTGGAAGACAACCTGTATGACAGCTTGTCTAGCCGCTACACCAAGGCTCTGGCCCGTGGCATGGCTTACACCAAGCAGGTCAAAGCTGCAGCTATCTTGAACACTGGTTTCACCGCTGGCGTAACTTACGGCGACGGCGTTACCTTGTTCTCGACTGCTCACCCTCTGATCTCTGGTGGTGTAAACAGCAACCGTCCGGCTACTCCTGCCGACCTGAACGAGACTTCGTTGGAAAACGCCGTCATTCAGATCGCTGCTTGGACAGACGAACGCGGTTTGCTGATTGCAGCTAAGCCAAAGAAGCTGGTGGTTCCTCCAAGCCTGCAATTCGTTGCAACCCGCTTGTTGGAAACTGAACTCCGCGTTGGCACTGCTGACAACGATATCAACGCCATCAAGAACAACGGCTCCATCCCCGGTGGTTACACAGTCAACAACTTCTTGACTGACACCAACGCTTGGTTCCTGTTGACTGATGTACCTAACGGTCTGAAGCACTTCGTTCGTTCGCCTTTGGCGAATTCCATGGACGGGGATTTTGACACTGGAAACGTTCGCTACAAAGCTCGTGAACGTTACAGTTTCGGTGTTTCCGATCCATTGGGCATTTATGGCTCTCCCGGAGCCTAATCCACTCGGATTGGAGGGCCTTTTCGGAGGCCCTTTTCTTTGCTATACAATTACCGGTGTCAAAACAGGATGCACTATGGACGCCGCAAATTTACCCAAGACACGCGCCGAAGCCAAGTCCACGGGGGCCAAGTATTACTTTACCGGAGACCCCTGCAAGCACGGGCACATCGCGCCGCGCAAGACCAAAGGTGCCTGCATTGAGTGCCTGAAGGTTGAGTGGGCACAAGCCCTTGAAACCAGAGCGGAGTACTTTAAGGAGTACAACAAGTCCAAAGCTGGCCAAAATGCAAAGAAAGGGTACTACGAGCGCAACAAAGAAGCCGTGGTTGCTGCGGCGCAAGCGCGACCAGACGAGGCAAAGAACGCCTACAAAAAGAAATACAAACAAGCCAACCCTGACCTGTACCGAGAGCTTGTCAGCCTCCGTCGTCGCCGCTTCCGTGACGCCACACCCAAATGGCTGTCGGCTGAGCAGCGCATGGAGATCAGACTGAAGTACCGGCTGGCCATTGAGTTGAGCCGAGCCACTGGCGTTCGGCATGCGGTAGACCACGAGGTGCCAATTCAAGGCGAAGAGGTCTGCGGACTTCACGTTCCATGGAACCTGCGGGTCATTACCCAAGAAGAAAACTTAAAAAAGTCCAACAAGCACGTTGACGACCCCACACCCACCTGATATATTGCCACCACCCCCGGACTTTTCCGGTGTATCTGACGGCTCCGGGCCGACGACATGCAGACAGATGCACCTCAACTCGCATGTGAGGAATCATCATGAGCAATACGACTTTTTCCGGCCCAGTTCGTTCCGAGAACGGCTTTCAAGACATCTCCGTCAGCGCTGTTACTGGCGCAGTTACCGTCGATGCCACCTTTGGCGCTACGACCAGCGTAACCAATCTGACGACCACCAATTTGGTGTTCACTGATCAAAACCACCCATCAACTGCCGCGATCAACGCCACTGCAACTGCTACAGCAGCAGAAGTTGCCACCGGCTACATCACCTCTACATCCGCAGCAGCAACCACCATCACTTTGCCTACTGGCACTTTGCTTGGCGCGGCTTTGGGCGCAACCGCTGGCACCGTGATGGACCTGTATGTGGACAACACCGCTGGCGCATCAACTGTGACCATTGCTGTTGCGACCAACGGCATTTTGTCTAGCGCTGCTGCTGACACCGCAGGTTCTTTTGGTGACCTGACAATCGCCGCTGGCGCTACTGGTCTGGCACGATTCACCATCATGTTCTCCAGCGCCACTGCATACGTGTTTACACGCACTGCCTAATCAACCCAAGGGGCTTCGGCCCCTTTTTAAAGGAGATTGATTATGTCAATGCAAACCGATGTTAAATCAGGGCACCTCAACAACTCTGGGTTTGTTGTCTTGGGGCGAAACAGGCTTAAAGCTGTGTCTATGGTTGGTACAGCTACGGCTGGGACACTTGATATTTTTGACACGACTACAGCGCCTGTTTCCGCGACATACGCAAGGACTGCCGAAGTTATTACCGTTACAAAGGTAGCTCACGGTTTAGCCACTGGAGATGTGATCGGAATTACGTTTGCAACAGCAAGTGGAACATCCGGTACAAACGGTAACTACGTCATTACACGCACAGGCGCGGACACCTTTACAGTTACAGACATTAACTCCGGGACTATTGCTGGCGGAACGGCAGCCGCATACGCATCGTTGTGGCTTGCCAGCTACGACATTGGTGCGTCTGACTTGTTTGGTAATTTTGCGTTGATTCCCGGAGAGGGAATACTTGTTAAAAACGGCATTTACTTAAGTATGAGTAACTTGCTTTCTGCAAACATTTACTATGGCTGAAGAGACACGCCCGATTGCTGTTGCAGGTCGCAAACTGATGATTGCGATCCCTGCTTATGATGGCAAATTGAACATCAAGACTTCGTTTGCCTTGGCTGATCTCGTGGTCAAGGCGTCGAAGTTTGGCGTTCAGGTTCAGCTATCGCATCTGTCGGGCTGCTCTCTTATCACCAAGGCCAGAAACATTCTGGTTGCCAACTTCCTTGAGTCGGACTGCACAGACATGCTGTTTGTCGATGCCGACATCGTGGTGGACGCAGAGTCTGTTCTTCGCCTGTTGGCGCTGAGCACCGGCAAGGACATCACCGCTGGTATGTACACCCGCCGCGCAGAAGATCGCAAGTTCTTCTTGGACATCTACATCGACCAGAACAACACCCTTGAGTTTGATGCTCATGGGATGCTGCGGGTTGAGAATGTGGCCACAGGCTTCATGATGATCCAGCGCCATGTGTTGGAGAAGCTGGTTGCAACTCACCCCGAGTGGACCTATTTCAATGATGTGTACAACCGCAACGAGAGCGCCCTGTTTGACTTTGAGTTGACCAATGGGCAGTACGTTGGCGAGGACTACACGTTCTGCAAGCGTGCCCGGGCAGATGGATTCACGGTCTTTATTGACCCAGAGATCACCCTGCCGCACGTTGGCTCTCAGGAATACCACCGCAGTTTCAAAGAAGCTGTGCTGATGCCGCTGATCGAGCAGCACTGCACACCCAAACTGAAAGTCGTCAATGGCTAAGAAGACCCCATCCCTCGCAATCGGTCGTGGTGAGAAGTTACCAGCCTCCAAGGGCGCTGGGCTGACAGCCAAAGGCCGTGCCAAATACAATGCCGCCACTGGCAGCAACCTCAAAGCCCCGCAGCCGCAGGGTGGCAAGCGCAAGGACTCGTTCTGCGCTAGAATGGCACCTATCGCAGAAAAGTCTGAAAAGGGTAGCCGTGCAAGAGCATCAATGCAAAGATGGAAGTGCTGAAATGTGGGCCGACATTCGTAACTACGAAGGACGCTACCAAGTAAGCAACATGGGGCGGGTAAAGTCACTTGCCAGAGTTCGCCGTGGAAGAGCTGGGGCAGATGTGCCTATGCCTGAAAAAATTATGGCCCTCACCCCAAAAAAAGACACCGGCAGGACAAAGCCTTACATTGAAGTTAGATTTCGTAATGGCGGATTAAGGACTGAGCGTTGCAAGGCGTTTTTAGTTCACAGACTGGTTGCGGACGCCTTCATTAAACCGCTTGAAAAAGGCGATCAGGTTGACCACAAAAACGGCGTTCACGGTGATAATCGCGTAGAGAATCTTCGTGTGCTGCATTTTGTTGAACACGGTCGATTACACCCCTTGATCCAGTCTGGAGAGCTCAACAGACTTGGAACGACTGCAAATCAAGCCGCGTCACTGGCGCGATGGAAGTGCTGACATGGAAATGATGTTGTGGAATGCGGCCTTGAGCGCCATTGTGGCGGTCATGGGCTTTTTGCTTAAAGGCAAGTTTGACGAGTTGGATCGGCTCAGCATTTTGCTGAACAAGACCCGCGAGGAAGTTGCGCGTGACCACATTACTCGGTCAGAGTTTCGTGCTGACATGCAGCAGTTGCTGGATAGGTTTGACAGGCTTGAGCGTAAGATTGACAACTTGAGGGGCGGAAATGCCCACCACGAGTAAAAAGCAGCACAACTTCATGAACGCCGTGGCTCACAGCCCGGAGTTTGCGAAGAAGGCGGGTGTCCCACAGTCTGTGGGTAAAGATTTTTCCAACGCGGACAAGAGCCGCAAATTTTCAAAAGGTGGCGATATGAAAGAATCTAAAGCAATGGTTGGCAAAGAGATGGCCTTCATGAAAAAGAAGGGCGCTCCCAAATCCATGATCAAACACGAGATGGCCGAAGCCAAAGGCTACAAAGCCGGTGGTTCAATCGGTACGACCAAGATGGGCTCAGTAAAAACTGCGGCTCCAAGCCGTGACGGCATGGCCACTAAGGGTAAAACCAAAGGCACCATGATCAAGATGGCGCGTGGCGGCAAGACCTGCTGAGGAGAAGACTATGCCCATGACACCAGCAGCAGCCAAAAGATACAAGGCCCGTCGCCCTGAAGTCACTATTGACGACGTGATTACGCCTGAGATTCGCGCCAAGCGAAAGGCAATGATGGAAGCTGCCGCTGATGAAGCTGCTGGCCCCGCTGCCGACATGGCTTACGAGAAATCTCGTACAACAATGGCCAAGGGTGGCAAGGTTGGTTCCGCTTCCAAGCGTGCCGACGGTATTGCTAAAAGCGGCAAAACTCGCGGCAAGATGGTGTAAGCCATGATGGCCAGTCGCGGTATGGGGGACATTGCCCCCTCCAAGATGCCCAAAGGCAAGCGTAAAGCCCGCCGGGATGACACTGACTTCACGCAATACGCTGAAGGCGGAAAGGTTGGTTTGTATGACAACATTAATGCAAAGCGTAAGAGAATCGCTGAAGGCTCTGGCGAAAAAATGCGGAGAGTTGGTAGCAAGGGTGCGCCAACGGCTCAAGCGTTCGTAAACTCTGCTAAGACTGCGAAGAAGTAAACCATGGCAACATCAGGCACTACCGCGTTCAATATGGACCTCACGGAAATCGTGGAGGAGGCGTTTGAACGCGCCGGTGGTGAGCTACGTACCGGTTACGACCTGCGCACGGCCAGTCGATCCATGAACCTCATGTTTTCCAACTGGGCTAACCGTGGCCTGAACATGTTCACGTATGAGCAAGGGTCCATCAATCTGGTGGCAGGCACTGCTACGTACAACCTCCCAACCGACACGGTGGACTTGTTGGAGCATGTGATTCGCACGGGCGCGGGCAGCTCTTCAACGCAGGCAGACCTGACCATTACCCGGATCAGCGTCTCCACCTACGCCACAATCCCCAACAAGCTGGCTCAGGGTCGCCCCATTCAGGTTTGGATTGAGCGTCTTGACACGCCAAGAATCACGGTTTACCCAATCCCAGACAACTCGCAACCCTACGTGTTTGTGTACTGGCGTTTGCGCCGCATGCAAGACGCTGGCACGGGCGTGAACACCATGGACATGCCATTCCGCTTCTACGAGGCAATGACGGCAGGTTTGGCTTACCACCTTGCCCTGAAGATTCCCGGCGCTATGGAGCGCTTGGGTGTCTTGAAAGAGCAGTATGATTCTGCGTGGGAACTGGCCTCAAGTGAAGATAGAGAAAAAGCCGCCGTAAGATTTGTCCCCCGTGCAACTCACATTGGTAACGGTGGCTACTGATGGACAACCAACTCTTTCTTGCATGGGCAGCAGGCTTCTTTGATGGAGAGGGTTGTGTCATGGTTGAAATGTCTAAATCCTCGGCGTGCCTTCACGGATTTAGAACCGTGCTGCATGTTACGGTGACTCAGACCAGTCTACCCTGCCTTCAATTGCACCTTGAAAAATTTGGCGGGGCAATTGTGACCAGTGAAAACAGAACACCAAATGGCCGAAGATGGGCGGTTCAGCACCGGTGGGTTGTAAGAAATGAAGAGGCTCTTGTTTTTCTGAGGGCTATAGAGCCTTATGCGGTTGTAAAAAAAGAACAGATTTTGGCTGCCTTGAAATATCAAGTTTGCAGCCCAGACGGGCGGAAGTATGGCAACAAGTCAAACCCAATACCCGAAGAAGTTATGCAGGCAAGGGTAGCCTTGCGAAAAATGCTGCAAGACATTCGAGCAAGCATGAAAACTCTTGCTAAGCCCGCAAAGGCAAATCATGTCTAATAGGTTTGCCAGTGGGCCTCGAGCGATTGCAATGTGCGATAGGTGCGGCTTCCAATTCAAGTTAAAACAACTTAGAACAGAAGTTGTCAAGCAAAAAAAATATGAGCTGCTGGTGTGTCCTGAGTGTTGGACGCCAGATCAGCCGCAGTTGATGCTTGGAACATTCCCTGTGGATGACCCGCAAGCGCTCAGGAACCCACGTAGGGACACCACCTACATCACATCTGGTTTAAACGATGATGGGAACCTGTCCGGCGGATCGCGGGACATTCAGTGGGGCTGGAACCCGGTGGGTGGGTCAAGATCGTTTGATACGCTTCTTACACCCAACACATTGGCGTTGACTGTGCTGATCGGCACGGTGACAATATCGGTATCTTAAAGGAGTCTGACATGGACGCGAAAAAAGCAGTTCGTAAACACGAAGCAAACATGCACCCCGGTGCAAAACCGACCAAGCTTGCCAAGGGCGGCAAGACAAACTTGCAGATGAAAGAATACGGGCGCGGCATGGCCAAGGTCATGAACCAGCGCGTATCGTCTGCACCCAAGGGGAAATGACATGGCTAAATTCAGTCAAAAGATGATGGGCAAAGAAGTTGGTCAAGCCAGCGTCTATGCCAAGCCCCACACGATGCGCGGCGGCCCGGTTAAAGACAATCGCGCCAACATGAGTAATGTTGATACGGTGGACATGTCTGTAGGCGGTCTGTCCAAGTCCGCTGGGGACATTGGTACCAAGACCACTGGCATTAAAATCCGTGGTACTGGTTGCGCCACTAAGGGCACCATGGCCCGAGGTCCAATGGCATAAAACATGAACTACACCGAGTTGAAGACCAACATTGCTGACATCTGTGAAAACGAGTTCACAGCGGATCAGTACGCCATGTTTACACAGCAGGCGGAACAGAAAATCTACAACACGGTGCAGTTGGCCAACTTGCGCAAGAACGTCACTGGTACGTTGACTGCAAGCAACAAGTACTTGGCTTGCCCTTTAGACTTCTTGTCGGTGTACTCGTTGGCCATCTACCCGGCAGCAGGCGGAAACTATGAGTTCTTGCTGGACAAGGATGTGAACTTCATCCGTCAGGCGTATCCCAATCCAGCCACCACTGGAAAGCCCAAGCATTACGCCATCTTCGGCCCTCAGTCAAATGATGTAAACGAGTTGACGTTCATCTTGGGTCCAACTCCAGATGTTACGTACAACGCAGAATTGCATTACTACTATTATCCAGAGTCCATCGTGACCGCCGGGGAAACGTGGTTGGGTGAAAACTTTGATTCTGCACTGCTTAACGGCGCTTTGGTTGAGGCTATTCGCTTCATGAAGGGCGAGGCCGACATGGTGAAGTTGTACCAAGACATGTACATGCAGGCAATTGCTCTGCTCAAGAACTTGGGTGACGGCAAACAACGCACCGACACGTACCGTGACGGTCAGACAAGGATTAAAGTGTCATGACAATCGCGCAAACCGCAACCACATCGTTCAAGGTAGAGCTGCCGCAAGGCATCCACAACTTTGGACCCACATCGCCCGATACGTTCAAGATCGCGCTGTACACCGCTGCCGCCAATCTGGACGGCTCTACTGCTGTTTACACAACGTCTGGTGAAGTTGTTGGTACGGGGTACGTGGCGGGCGGTAACACGCTGGTCATCACAACCACACCTGTGGCTGCAAACAACAGCGCCAACGTGCCGACTGCTTACTTCAGCTTCGCCAACTCCTCATGGACAAGCGCAACCTTCACTGCTCGTGGCGCTCTGATCTACAACTCAACCGAGGGCAACAAGTCCGTGGCTGTGTTGGACTTTGGCGCAGACAAGACCGTGAGCAACGACACTTTCCAAATCATTTTCCCAACTGCCGATGCCAACAGCGCCATCGTGCGCATTTCGTAAGGACACATCATGGAACACAGCAAAGCCTCAGACAGCGTTACAGCAGGCATGATCACAAACCGTGTAGGCGGTGAACGTGTTGGCGCTGGCGGTGTATTCACCGTCACTTGCGTTGGTGCGGACGGTCAGGAAAAATGGTCTGACACCTTCCACAACCTCGTGGTCAACCAAGGCTTGCAGGACATGAACAGCAAGTATTTCTCGGCCTCTGGCTACACATCTGCTTGGTACTTGGGTCTGGTCCAAGGCCCCGGCTCCGGTACAACCTTTGCCGCTGGCGATACATTGGCTACGCACGCAGGCTGGACTGAGTTGGTGCCCGGTACGGACTACACGGGCAACCGCAAGGCGGTGACTTTTGGCACGGCTACCACGGCTGACCCATCGGTAATCTCCAACTCCGCATCGCCCTCTTCGTTTGCCATGCTGGTAAACGGCACGGTGGTGGCTGGCGCATTGTTGTCCAGCGTGGCTACGGGTACATCCGGCATCTTGTTTTCGGCTGGTGACTTCACTGGTGGTGACAAGACTGTGGACAACGGCGACACGCTGAACGTCACTTACAGCTTCTCGCTCGACGCAGCCTAACGGCATGTGCGGTGTTTGGTGATGTCACTTTTGCCCAAGCACCCTTCGCCTCTTTAGGCGGGAATACGTTTTCCGTCTCCGCTTCGGAGACTGCCACGGCGGCGGATTCTTTTGCAATTTCAAGCATTGCGTACAGTGGCGCAGTTGCTGAAACCTCTTCTGGGCAAGACGCCCAATCTGTTTCCGCAACATTCGTAGCTACGCAAGCAGAAACTGCTACTGCTTCTAACGTCCAGACAGTCATTGTTAGTGTAAACGCCTCAATTGCAGAAGCCGTGAGCGCCCTAAGCACTCTGGGCGCGGTCAAAACGATTAACGTGTCCCTGACGGGTGTGCAGCTCACCATCAGCATTGGAGGGGTGCTGGTCTGGGCGGTAATTGACGACAGCCAGACTCCAAACTGGCAAAATATCACCAATACCCAAGGTAGCGGCTGGACTGTTGTAAATGATGCGCAGTCCCCCGGCTGGACTCAGCTACCGTCGTAAGGATTCAAAATGGCATTGGTACTTAAAGATCGCGTCAAGGAAACGACCACAACAACCGGCACGGGCACGGTTACGTTGGCTGGCGCAGCCGCAGGGTTTCAGTCATTCGCTGCAGTGGGTAATGGCAACCAAACCTTCTACGCCATCGTGGACTCGGTTTCCGGCGACTGGGAAGTTGGCGTTGGCACATACACATCCTCGGGCACCACGCTGTCCCGCACTACGGTGGTGTCGTCCAGCAACGCAGGGTCGTTGGTTAACTTTGGCGCTGGCTCCAAAGACGTGTTTGTCACCTACCCATCCTCGCGGTCGGTGTATCTGGACGCTGCGGGCTCCGCCGTCACGAATCTGGACATCGGCACTTTAGGAGCCAGCACAGCCAACATCACCACTGCCAACATCACGTCCGGCACGGTGTCCACAACTCCGACCAGCGGCAACGACATCACCAACAAGACCTACGTGGACACGCTGGTCGCCTCGGGCATTCACTTTCATCAGCCCGTAATGGTTGAAAGCCCAATTAACCTTAACGCAACTTACAACAACGGCACTGCGGGTGTTGGTGCAACGCTTACTAACGCGGGAACGCAAGTTGAGTTAATTATTGATGGCATCTTCACATCGCCGGGTGATCGCGTTTTGGTTTATAGCCAAACCAATCCAATCGAGAACGGCATTTATGTTGTCACAGTTGTAGGTACAGTTTCTACAAATTGGGTGCTAACACGCGCCAGCGATGCCAACACCTATGTAATTAACAGCGCAAACGGTCTGAGCGAAGGTTCCACGGTTTTTGTTCAGTTGGGCGCAACCGGCGCTGGCGAGACCTACACCTGTAACACCTCCGGCGTCATAACGTTTGGCACGACCAATATCACGTTTGCCCAGATTTCGTCAGCGCAGATTTACAGCGCGGGCACGGGCCTGAGCCTTTCTGGTACGCAGTTCAGCATCACCAACACGGGCACTGCCGGGACTTACGGAGATGCCGCCACGGTGCCGGTGATCACCACCAACGCACAGGGTCAGGTTACAGGCGTTACCCCCACGGCCATCGCCATCTCAGGCGCAGCGGTCTCGGGCAACATCTCTGGCTCGGCTGGCTCTGTAGCCAACGCATTGACGGCAGGCACGTACCTGACCTCTGGCGGCACGTTTGACGGCTCCGCTGCCCGGACATTTGCAGTGGACGCTACATCGGCCAACACCGCTAGTAAAGTTGTGGCACGGGACGCTTCTGGTGACTTTAGCGCAGGCACCATCACAGCCACCCTGTCCGGCGCAGCCACAAGCGCAACCACAGCAACCAACCTCGCAGGCGGTGCGGCCAACCAAATTCCTTTCCAAACAGGAGCAGGGGCTACATCGTTTGCTGTCGCGCCAACAGTTTCTAGTACCGCTCTGACATGGAACGGCTCAGCTTTTGCATGGGCGGCGCAGCCTGTAGCCGGGATCACGTATGTAGCGGTAACGGCAAACTACACTGCTGCCAACCGCGAAGGCGTCCTTACCAATACGTCTGGCGGTGCTTTTACCGTAACACTACCCGCATCTCCGTCTACAGGGGCGCAGGTCATAGTTGCTGATTCCGGCAACGCTTGGGGCACAAACAACCTGACAGTGGGCCGTAACGGTTCTACGATCAACGGCACGGCTGCAGACCTTGTGTGCGACATCTCTGGTGTCAGCGTTCAGTTCGTCTATGACGGCACCACATGGGATGTTTACGCGCAAATTGGCGGCAATGGCGGAACGGCAGTTACGTTGAGCGGGGTGCAAACTCTGACCAACAAGACCATCAGCGGTGCGGACAACACCTTGACTGTTGACGGAACGGTGCCTGTTGGTTTTAGGACCATCCCTCAGAACAGCCAAAGCGCGGCATACACACTGGTCCTTGCTGATTCGGGTAAGCACATTCTTCATCCGTCCGCTGACGCCAATGCTCGGACGTTCACAATCCCAGCCAACAGCAGCGTGGCTTACCCTATCGGGACGGCGGTTACTTTTGTGAACATGACAAGCCAAGTGGTGACAATTGCAATCACTACGGACACGTTGACGCTCAGCCCCGCTGGCACCTCCGGTTCACGCAGCTTGGCACAGTACGGCTCCGCCACGGCGCTGAAGATCGGTTCTACGCAGTGGCTCATTTCTGGGAGTGGTCTGACATGAGTGGCGCACTTCAAGCTGTTTTTCAGAACCAGCGTTCGTTCGTGCCGCCAACGTATAACGTTGAATACCTTGTCGTTGCTGGCGGTGGTGGTGGCGGTGGCGGTTCAGGTGGCGGCGGTGCTGGTGGTTATCGGTCAGGCACTGGTTTCTCTGTAACACCCGGCACTGGCTATACAGCAACGGTCGGCTCAGGTGGGGCGAGTGGTAACAATAGTAACCCTCCGGGAATTGGTAACAATTCTGTTTTTTCTTCTGTTACATCAAACGGCGGTGGCGGCGGGTCAAGGCAATATGAACCAACATCTGGGGGGTCTGGGGGCGGCGGGAGAGCAGGCTTAGGCGCTGGAGGGTCGGGTACATCCGGGCAAGGAAATAATGGCGGCGCTGGCGGCATTGACGGTGGGGGCGGTGGTGGTGGAGCATCTGCAGTTGGCGGCACTGCAGTCACTGGCGGTCCCGGAGGTAACGGCTCAACTTGGAGCAACGGTTCTACATACGCAGGAGGGGGAGGTGGTGCAGCAAATACTACCGGAGGCGCTGGCGGCACTGGCGGTGGCGGCACTGGCGGTGGGGGCGGTGGCACTTCTGGCGGCAGTAGTACTGGCGGCGGAGGTGGAGCAGGAGGCGCACCCTCTTTTGGAGGCGCTGGCGGCTCTGGCATCGTAATCATTCGTTACTTGGGCACTCAAAAAGGCACAGGTGGAACAGTCACATCTTCTGGCGGCTACACCTATCACACCTTCACATCTTCTGGGACGTACACAGCATGAGCCAGTTTGCCCAAATAGACGAGAACAACATTGTCCAGCATGTGCTGGTCATTGACCAAGCCGAGATCGACACAGGCATCTGGGGCGAACCCGCCAGCTTTGTGCAGACCAGCTACAACACACGGGGCGGTATTTACTACATCCCCAACACCAACACGCCGGACCGATAGGGTAAGCCACGCTGCTGTTGGCTGGGATTGTGAACGTCCGAGCATTGGCGTCAGCGGACGGATGAAGAATGTGCTTACCCGAGTCAGCAA